TCAAGATGGTTCCGCGCCAGTAGTTATAGGCGAACACGGATTCCCAACATGAAGAGATGATAATAGTGGAGTAGGTCGTGTTTCCATCGCCTATAACAGAAAAGTTTTGGTACCCTGTAGGCGCGGTTCCACTAAGGGTAACAGCGCCTGTACCAGTAGTAGTAGTGGTATCTTTTACTCGATCCGCTAATACTAAAACCATCTACGCCACCCTAATAATTGCCGTACCTGCCGCTGCCGCGGGGAACACGATTGTAAAGTCACCTGCAGTTGAGGTTTTATCAGACCCAAAATCTAACACGGCCACAGCAGGGTTGGTAAGGGCTGAGTTAGAAATGCCATCTGCGGATGGAGTAGTGTTATAAATCAAAGCCCCTCGCGCGGTAATCGTAGCTGTAGAAAACGTCAGGTCTGAGAAATCCACAAACCCCGTAGAGGAAGCAACAGCTACACCTAAGTTTGTTAGCGCGCCGCCACCGGCAGAGTAACCGGTACCAGACACCTCATTGGTAGCAGAATATGCAGTTGTGGAAGCCCCAAGAGTGGCTGTGGAAGTGTACATTGCTAACTTAAACACATCTCCAGCAGGTGTGCGAAAATCATGCACCCCTAGCAAAAGTTCGCCCTTAAAAGAATCACAAAGTGCCTGAGTAATAGCCATAATTAAAAACCCCTATAAATCCAAAAGTTTAACCAGCTCACTATGGCCGGCGTTGTTTAATTTGTGCGTTAGAGTGACCCGGTCGGCTCTTATCGCTTCGTGCATATAATACACCAAAACTGTGCGGATGCTATCCCTAAAGGCCCTCGCTTGCTCCGCTATAGCTGGAGGGGCGGTATCACTTATGCCTATAAGCTTGAGAAGCGCGCGTTCAGCTACTTCCTCTGGGGAAAAACCTCGGTTGTGTGTTGTCATAACAACAACAGACGCCAGCTCACTATTTCCTTGGTTGTCTATCATTTAACTGGGTACCTAACTTGCTGTGTCCTGAACATATCCTGGCGGTTTTTTCCCTCAGCGAGCTGTTTGATCATATTCATAGCTTCTTCGTACCGGGCTTGGTAAATAGCCATTACATCCGCTTCGCCTTTTATAAAGGTATTTGCCTCTAACAGTGCTCCATATAACAGCGCAGAATCAAAGTTGTTGCCGAGCCAAGAAGTGCCGTCATCAACAATGGAGTTAGGGTAATAAAAGTAATGCAACTCTACTGTGTAATTGCTATCCGGAGTCGGAGCCAGGATAAAAGAATCTTTATCGAAAAAAGAGTAGTACTGCGGTAAACCCGTATCAGTAGCTATTGGATAGGCCGCCCGGATAAAGTTGACATCCTTGTTTATAAGAAATTGCTCAGCCCCATCACTGTCTGTAACAGCAATAGAGAACGTGGCCAACCAGTCGGTAGGCACTGTTAGATATTTGTTACCCGCGGTTACCGTCCCGGTGACGCTTTTGCGCAGGTCTAAAAGCTGCACGCTGTTGTATATCCGTTGCTCCGCTTGCCGGACAAAAGTGCTTAGTTGCTCCGCTGTAGTGAGCCCCGAAGTGTCTAATGTTGGGGGGAAGTCGTTCTCAACATAGGATTTTATAGTTTTTACAAGCGTGCTGTAGTCCACGTGTTACCCCATTTTTGTGCTTGATTTAGTGCCAGAAGTAGCCGCGCCGGTACCACGTGTTTTTAGTGTCTGAGTGTTACCAACTCTTTTGTCTTGAGAAACCACTTTTGGTTGTGTGTAACTATTTGGTGCTCTGTTGTTCATACTATACCCCTATACTAATGAGCACAGACCCTACACCTGTGCTCGCTTGTAATGTACTTTCTAAGCCAGAAAGACCTAGCTGATTATTAAACCCAACTGGGTTCCACCCCCATTGTAGCTGTCGGCTACCTCCTGCGGGGTCACCAACATCCGTAAGTGTGCGTTGTAGCCCAGTTAACCCTGATTGTATATAACTGGAGTCCGCGCGAGGGTTTTTTATAACTTGGGGGTCTACAACCCTAATTTTACCTACTTGCAACTGTGGTTGATCGGGTTCCCAACAAGATGAACAAACAAATAAATTAGTGGAGGTTTTGTTTACAACCAACTCGCGTAACACACTATGCTTTACTTGAAAGCCGCATCGGTCACATATGGCGATACTATGCTTATCAGAAGCATACATAGCTACCTCCGCATACGTGGGGCTATTACCAGAGAAGCTTTTTCCCTATCTTCATCAGCTGCCAAATTCCATTGCTCGTCGTAGGCCATTTTTAACATCTCCAGGCGCCCTAAGGCGTCTGGTATTTTCATGGCCAAGTAAAATGATAACCCAGCTACTAACGCGGGAAGAAATCTAAACGGAATGTCGGCCGTGGTAGCCCCCGTGCCAGTATCCTGGATTCGGCGAAGCCTCCAATACTTAAAAGTGTAGTACCCTGTTTGGTCTGGGATGGGCCAAAAAGTTACTGTTGGTTGGATTTGGCGGTCTACCCACACCTGAACTGGGCGTCCGGGGACATTTTTACTTGGTATTTGCGCGTAAGTGGTAGCGCTAATGCGCATAATTGAAACATCCGCCTGCCCAGTGTTTGCACCAGTACGAATAACAGAATCCATTAAATCAACTGTGTCCAACGGAAGGTCATACTCTGCTTGCCCACTAACTAGGGGTATTTCCCCTTGTTCTATTGTCCATAGGTTAAGCCCCCTATTGGCCCATTCAATGGATAGCAGGTTCATACTTCGGCGCGCAGTTTTTATGTCATATCCGGTACGTAGCTCCACACCACAACGCTCAAAAGCCTCCTCTATAAGAGAAGGCACATCGAGGTAGTTAAACTAATTCCTGTTACAGATACACTTCGCGGGAAGCTCATGGTTACCACACCGAGCGCGCTTGTAGAGACCTGTCCTGTAACAGACACAACCGCCTTTCCGGTTACGCTTACAGCTCCAAGTGAAGTGGTAAGTTCTTGCCCGGTAAGAGTGGCAGCGGACTTTCCGGAGGGAGTAACTGACCCTAAAGATCCGGTAGCAACTTGCCCGGTTACAGATACACTTCGCGGGAAACTGGGGGTTACAGTACCGAGGGCACTTGTGGCAGCCTGTCCTGTAACAGACACAACCGCTTTTCCAGCTATGTTTACATTTTCAAGTGAAGCGGTAAGCTCCTGCCCGGTAAGAGCAACAGTGGACTTTCCGGAGGGAGTAACTGACTCTAAAGACCCGATGGCAGCCTGCCCGGTAAGAGCAACAGTGGACTTTCCGGAGGGAGTAACTGACTCTAAAGACCCGGTAGCAACCTGCCCAGTTACTGTTACAGTTGCTACTGCCGCGGTGGAAACACTTACTACACCGAGCGCACTTGTGGCAGCCTGCCCAGTTACTGCTACAGTTGCTACTGCCGCGGTGGAAACACTTACTACACCGAGCGCACTTGTGGCAGCCTGCCCAGTTACTAATACAGAAACTGCGCCGGAAGCTGTGGGCTCCAAACCAGAGAAAGGGGCCGCAGCAAAGGTGTTGAAACCAAACATGAGACCCCTTTCTTTTTGTTTTTACGTCCTGAGGTTACTCAAGACCTGTGGATTAGTATTCTTTTCCAACTGGGGAAGTGGTAACCATACGCAACCCTGCCATAACCAAACCAATAACTGCTACAGCGACACCCTGAAAATCTGCGGGTATTAGATTAACAATTCCCATTTGTTGTAAACTTCCAATAACGGTTATAAGCGCCGCTATTGCCATGGTTTTAAAACCTTTCATAGTAATCTCCTGTCCGGTGAATTAAACTTAACTGGGCATACCGGCTTTTACCCAGGGTTTTACGTTAAATGATGGGCACGCTTTGTTTACACCCGGCCAGTCCCTATGCCCCAGCACCACAATACCTGGATGCTTTGCTTGGTACTCTCGGATCAATCTCGCGAGTGTAATTTTTTGCTGCGGAGTACGTGTATCTTTGGGTTTAGCACCGGCATTAAGGGTAGTAGTACCACCAACATAGCATATGCCAATATTACCAGTATTATGCATACCTGTATGGGCGCCTTTTTGGGTGTCCAACAAACCTCTAACAGCCTTACCCTCAAGTTCGATAACCCAATGGTACGAGACCTGGCCAAACTTGGCTATGTCCCATTCGTTAACTTGTTGCGCTGTGTTAGCTCTACCCTCAGGAGTAGCTGCACAGTGGACTGTTAGCGTGCGTATTGTACCTAAAGCTGCCATGATCTAACCCTCTGTTACATCACCAGTGTACACGGCATAGTCATCGCCATCGTAGCGGTAGTTTGCGCCATTATACACAAAACTGGTTCCTACTTTTATGCTATCGGGCTGTTCAACTTGTTCCCCGCCCGCCGCGCCACCAGATAATACAATAATCATATAAAATACCCCTTTATTGCTACAGTGCCTTGAATAATTTGTGATGCTGTTGCGGTGCCAATTGGTAAACGCATACCAAGAACACATATACGCCCCGCGCTTGTGACTAATGGCGCATTTGCAAAGTCTGAATGGATAACTTTATCAGCAGTTGCACCAATAACCGCGCCAATTGGGAATGCTTGAATACCTAAAGGAACACGGCGATTTGTTGATGTAACAAGTGAAATAGCGGATTGATCAGGCGATAAGAACCATTGTAAAACGCTTGGTGTAGTCGCAACCGCCGCGCCTGTATTTAGTGTATCAATTGTGATACCAGTGCAAACAAACGAATATGGCGCGGGAACTGTGAAGCCAAATAAGGCATAATCCGTGATTCCGCCCGCCGTCGCTGCAAATTGAAAGTTACCGCCTAATGTAGTATAGCCCGCAGCCGTATTTGAAAGAGTTGCAGATACTGGTGCTGTCGAGTTTGTCCAGTTGACTACTTGCGCACCAGTTAAAGGGTTTGACACGCCATCAAGTGCATTAAACGCTTGCAATGCTGCTGTTGAAAGCATCAAATCAGTATCAAGCTGCACCACATCATAACCAGTAACAATCAAGTTACCGAATTGTGCAGGTGCAGTAACATTGTGACAACGCGCAAAAACTGGAAGCCTATAGTTTTCAATCATGCGTGAAGTTGTTCTTAATACGTCAATTGAACCCCTTGCAACAATGTCATTTGTTTCGCCATCTTGAACATAGAAATTGACATTATCATCATCAATAATAATATCCCAAATATAGTAGTTGTCTTGCCAATTTGCAGGCTTTGTAGTCATTTCAACATAACGATATGAGCTATTCATAGCTACTACACCTTGAACTACACCAGTTGCATTAATTTGAAAAAACGCACCTGAAAGAGGTGATACAGTTTGTGAAGCGGGCAAACCATAACCAAACTCCATAACCATGTTTGCTCGATGCAATGCACGAGCGCGAATCTTGATTTGCATCGGTGCTCTTTGTGGCCTTGCTAAATAACGATTTGACCTAAGTAAAGCAGCAGCAGCAGCCGTTAATACCGATGTGCCATTCATTGAATAACCACCCGCAACAGTCAAAGCAGGCGCGAATGTAGTATTCGCCGCAGTCCATCTATTAGGATTGATTGCAGTATTGTCAAAAGGCTCTGATAGCAAAAATTGGTTACGGGCGCCAGCCACAGAACCAAATCTATCCACTCGCACACCCCTAACAACGCCATCGTTGATACCAGCCATAGGTAAAACCCCGTCAGTTGCTGACATGTTATCACCAATGATCTTATCCAAAGCTCCGGTGGAGCTGCCTCCATATAGTCTGGCTCTCGCCGCTTTAGAGGTAGCTTCAATAGTTAGAAGGTCTGTAGGAGAAACTCCGGATGCAATTGTGGCTGACATAATATTACCTTAAAATAATGTTGACGTTAAAAACCCCAGAAACCACACCCTCTACAGGGCGCGCAGTTACCCTAACCACGTTATCAGATGGAATATACCCCGTAAGTACAAGCGCATCAAGCTCGCTTTCGTCAGATGATACTGCTTGGGATGCAAAAACAGCATGCGTAGTAACCGCGCCAGGGAAAGCTATATCAAAAGTTTGCACACCAATATTAGAGGACCCAAAGTCAATACTGCTCGTTTGCGTGTACGTAGGATACGCTAAAGCAGCTGGTAAAGTAACAAAGACATCTTTTGCTCCAGCAGAAAAGCTTACCAACGCACCTGCGTTTGAAGAAGATAACACTGTGGTTCGAGCCAAAG